CTGGTAACTGCTTTCTTGATAGCGTCAGCAGCCACATCGCCTAGCATCTCGTCAACTTCTTTCTTGGCGCCGGCAATCTTGTCAGCGAAAGTGATTTTGTCTGCAGGGGGTGCAAGTTTGGCGAATTTCTTTTGCTTGGCAGTCATTGGGGCACCGCCTTCCATTGGGCCATACTCTTCGCCCATGGGCTTCTTGCCTGTTGGTGGCACGCCCATTTTCTTTTGTAAATCTTTAAGCATAGCTTCATCACTTCCGTGGCCAACAGCTCGGTTGATACCACCGGCAATTTTCTTGCCCACGCTCTTGAGACTGTCAAGCATGCCTTCTTCCATGCTCTCTTCTTCCAACTTGCCAGCCTTGGCCATCTTGGCATGTACAGCACCAGCCACACGCTCACCAGCAGCCTTACTGCCATACTCTTTGGCAGCTTTTTTGGCTAGAGCTTTGAAACCTGTAGTAGCATTGTTGTGCTTGCCTTCGTCACGTTCGTTCAATTGCTTGTGCTCACTCTTGGGAGCATCAGCTACTTGTTGTAGTTTTTTGTTTAAATCGTAAAAGAAATTGTCAGACATTTTATATTATCCTCGGGGTTTGGCGCCGGTTGCTGGCTTGGCTGGACGAACTATTTTGCTCATTGGGCTCTTGGTACCTTGTGGCAAATCGTTTGTGGTTTGAGCTGTGGGCGTCTTGCCTCCAGCAACTGTGAAATCTGAACGGTACTCGTTTTTCAGTACCACATGGTCATATGGGTTAGCACTGTAGTCTTTTTTAAGGGCTTTTTGCTCTTGGTCATCAGCAGGATAATCAGTGTCGGTCAACAAGTCTTGGTTTTGATCTGCAATTTTTTCATACTCATTGGCTAGATCTTCGTTGTAGTCACGAGTACTCATTACAATTTTGTTTGGATCCATGCCCATGATCTGAGCCAGTTGTTTGATTTGTGGCTCAATAGCTGGATATCTAAAACTGACATCAAACATACTAACACGCTCGTTCTTGAAGTTTGGAAAATCAGTTGGGATGGTCTGAACTGGAGTGGTTTTGATGTCGCCCATTTTGACTGGGGCAAACTGTTCCAGCTTGGTTTTTAGTTGCTTGACAAACTCAGTTGTTGCTTCGCCGCAAATTTTGATGCGGTAGTCATAAGTGCGTTCGCTTTCAGCAAGATATTGTGCAAAGTTCTTCATGTTGAATTCCTATAATATATTTATTCTTTTTTAGTGTTTTCTTTATTGCCAGCAATAATGCGCTCTAACAAATCATTGCGGCTCAGTACCATGCCTTGTGCAGTTGGTATGGCTTCATCGTCGCCTTCTTTGGCAGCGGCAGCGGCGGCCTGTTGATCCAGGCGTGCTTTCTTGAGCTGCAGGTCAATCATTTTGAGTTTCTTGTCCAACTTGGCTGTTTTTGCTGTGATGGCATGTCCCAGCATGTTTGACGCCACACTAAAAATTTCCGATGCAAATCGGCTGTCTACTTGCATGCCCAAATCCATTAGGTCTTTGTAGCTTGATGTGGCTAGATCAGCCAGTGAGTCCATTTCATGATCTGTGGCGTCAAGTCCGCGAACTGCCGGCAGTGCATGATCGATTTTGTCTATTGCTTGATCGATAGCTGCAATTTTTTCTTTGGTTTCGGGGATGGCCGGTAACGCTATGTCTACGTCTTGCTGTGTGGGTGCCAGATCAAAAAGTTCTTCCAGTTTTCTTGTCATCACCTATTTATGGGCGGCCATTATGGAACATTTGATCTTCAGTGATGATTCTAAACTCAAGTCCTTGTCTTTTGCACCAAGCTTGGGCTGCTGCCCATTTGGCATAGTTGATTGCTACCACTGCTCGATCTCTTGGCTTTTGGCCTTCGGCAATAACACTTTGGCCTTTGGGTTTGATTTCGATCAATTCAGCTTTTACTGTGTTATTCTTTGTGCGATAAGTGATTAAAAAATCAGGCACATAAGTGGTGTTTTTTCCTGTGATTGGGTGGCGATAGGATATGCGCACACATTCGCTGGCCCACTGTAGTATGTGATCGTTGGTGTCACAAAAACGCATAAAGCTGTGTTCCCAAGAACTGCGATAACGTGGGCTGCCTTGGCCCACGTATTTGTTTGAGTTTATAACTTGGTATACACCTTGGGCCCAGCGACTCATTGTATTACGGTTCTAGCTGCGTAAAAGTTTGGAGTAATTTGTGCATTTACTCCCAGCAAAGTTGCATTGCTGCGAATGTTGTTGAGATAGTAGGCCATGCTTGCTGTGAGGTCAAGTCCACTATTGCCTTTCATGGTGTCTAGCAATGTCAGCACAGGTATCTTGGTTTGATCTGCAACCCTAAACAAACTCACAGTCATGTTTCCAGCTGCTGTGGCTGTATCCATGGTGCTACGAAAAAAGCTGTACACGATATCGTATTCAGCGGCAGGAACATTGACGTCATACTTGTAAAAGTTATCGAAAACTCTCACAGTCAAATCAGTGTTTACGTTGGTATTGTTTACAGTTGACATGATTAGATAGGTGGGGTATTAGTATTGGCCTGACGTTGTAACGCTTGATTGGGGAATACCCATCCGTCGGCCTTGCCGGCTACTGCACGAACATTGTTGGGATTGACTCCGGCCTGGATAATGTCTTTGCCCAAGGACGTTGCTTCAGCTTTGACCACACTGCGAATGTCTTTGCCTTTCCAGGTATTGTAAGCTGTACCGGCCTTTTGTGCAGCACCAATCAAGCCCATGACAGATCCGCTTTGCAAATCAGTGAGTATACCTTGACCAGTGCTGAGAATACCACCCTGCCCAAAGATAGTAGCAGTGGATCCTGGACGACTGATTGCGCTGGGGATATTGTCGTAGTGAGCTGTGTCTGGCCAGGCCACGTTGGCATCAGGTTTGCCAAGTGCACCTGAATAGTATTTTACTGTTTCGTAGGCAATGGTCATGGAGTTTTGCATGATACCGTTGCCTTGACTGTAGTCATAGGTGTCATGTGCCCAACTTGTGATCAGTGGGTTTATCAAGATGTATCTTGCATACTTGTGTTGATCAAAACCAAAAATTTGTATGTCTTTGAAGAACGGAGGCTTACCAGAAAAGTCGGAGGTTCCGTCATCGTAGCTTTCGCCAATGTATCCCCAGTCGTTTACATTACCTTTGCGTTCTTGAGAATAGATATCTCTAGCATTGTAGTCCATGCCAGTTTGTCGATTGGAGTTGGCTCCAATGCTGCCATTGGTGTTATCAATGTTCGGCACATATTTCTGTGCAGGATCTTTGTAATAATAACTGTAATACTGATACCACATTTCACGAATGTTGTCTCCACCATCATCATGGAACGTAACATTAACAGGATCGTAATTAATCTTGGTCTGTACTACACGTTTGCGATTATATTGATTCAGCGTTTCATTGCTAATGCTGTACTTGGGCAAGTCAATTGTTTTGACTGCCAGGCTTAATGTACTTCTTTGTGTGGGCTGAAATATTTTGGCGTTTTTTAACGCAGGAATCTGATCAACGTTGACAGTAAAAACAACGTGAAAAAGAAATTTAAATCTTGGCTTTAGTTCGTAAGCATTGGTACGAAACGTTTTGCTTGCGTGAGTGTAATCACGCAAGCTATTGGTTGCTGTAAAGCCTTGCCAAAAGTCTTGGCCGAAGCTGCTCATCGATAGTCCTTATTAACCGTTGCTGGTTACAACGTCGTTAACTGTTCTACCAAGGAATGCGCCAGGACCAACACCGCCGCCGCCTTGTTGACCTTGGTTAGCGTTATCGTAAGCAATAGTAATAGTGATTGCTGCGGCTTCGTTTGTGCCGTAGTTCATTGGGCCGTAGTCTGCGCCTTTGATGTAGCAGCCATACAGTTCCCATGACTCAAGTACCACAGGTTGCAGAACACCGTTACCACCGTCAAGTATTTCAAAACGTGTGTTGAATTTGTAGTCAAATCCTGATGCAGCACTGGCTTGCTCAACAAAGTCCATTTGCTTCTGCAATTGCTCACCAATCAACTTACTGACATTACCACCTGCATCATCACGAATTTCGCAAGATACATCTGCCCAACTGTGACGTCCAGCCAACTTTAATGTGCTGTTGTAGATAGGCAAAGCGATTTCTTCAAACGTTAGGTTTGGACGGCTGAAGCTCACAACTTGTTTGGTTAGTTCAGTAGTTGGCTTGCTTACACCGATATTTTCAAACATCACTCTAAAGCGATATCTGAGTTTGGGCATCAGTAAACCTTGTGTGCTTGCGCTTTGGTCACTGGCCAATGGCACTGTCATTCTTTGTAGTGATGAAACTGGCATTTTATATTCTCTCCTGTTGCTTTTATTTACCTTGATTGAGATTGGAAAAATAGGGCTCCTAGAGCCCTATCTTTATGCTCCAGCTGCAATCTCTCCAGTGTTCTTGATACGCAATGGAATGTAGATGAATTCCACAGCTTTTACTGGCTCAATAGCAATGTCAACCCACAACTCGTTTCTATCAATACGTGCTGGGGTGTTGTTGCTCAAGTCACATACTACCAAGTAGTCATAAATGGCTCGTTTAGCAATCAAGTCAATCATCAAGCTGTTGCAAGTGTTGGTGATTTCATTGCGTGTGATTTGATCATTAGGTTCGAACAAATACAACTTGCCGATTTCTTCCAAGCGTCCACGCAAGAATGCAACCAAACGTGCTACGTTGATGCGATCCAATGCAGATGTAACTGTGGTAGAAGTCTTGTTACCAAAGTTGGTGATACCAATTCCAGGAATGAATGTAATTGGGTTAACATTGTTTTGGTACAACACATCACGCAAGGCTTGATTCACGCTGAGTGGTTGGAATTCACCAGTTGTGGCATTGATGTAACCAATCTGGATAGCATTGTCCACAACACCGCGGCGTGTACCAGCTGGAGCCAACCATGGATAGCTGACTTCGTCGCTGCGAATAATAGTACGTACCATCATGTGACTTGGGGCTGTTACCACTGTGTTACCACTCAAGTCTGTAGTTGTACAACTTGGGTAGAATGTAGCGCAATAGTTGCTGGTTGTCAGCAACCCGTCTTCAGTTGGCAGTCCAAGACCGTTGTTGTTGGTAGCCCAAGTAACCAAATCAGTACCGTTACCGGCCAAACGCATAGGTGTGTCGCCAACTACGAACAGAGTATTGTTACGCTCGTTGCTGAGTGCAACCATGTTAGGAATCAACTCAGGATATGCAGGT